CCTGGGATTTGCTCAAAGAAGCAAAATTGGATATGAACCCCCCCGCCAGTAAGGATAGTGGCTCTCAAAGATGCGAACATACAACTCGCATAATCACAACAAATGGGTCATACATGGCAAGGTGCATTCGAGAAAAAGACCATCCAAAAACAGGAAAAGGACTTAGTAATCTACAAGTGTTGATGGGAGGGCATATTTATCCTAATAGACCAGAAGATGGGCTTAGGTTTTCAAATGAAGATGTAATTCCCCGAAGCCCCCTTGTTTCAAATATACTTCAAGAATTGGAGGGTTACGAATGACCGCCTTCGACACCGCTTGGGCTATTGTGAAGATGCCTATAATCCCAAACACTGTAAAAGAAGTTGATAACAATAAGTGGATGGGGAGAAGGTATCAAGGCGATTTTTACGACCCAAAAAGCAAAGAAACAATGCCAATTGTAGTTGATTCGGGAGATGATTTTATTTCGGGTTTCATTGGAGAGGGTTATGGAAACAAAGCCCGTTCCGAATCGGAAGCGCAAAAGACATATTATCAAAACATGCCAATAATGATGGCAACAGGAGTTGAAACAGACGAGCCGTTTAGAAGGAGAGGTTATGCAACCGCATTATATGATTTAATGGCTCATGTTTTAGCAAATCGCAAAGTTCCGTTGGATTTGATGCCGGATGAGAGCCAAACCTATGAGGCAGGGCAGTTGTGGAGAACAAATGCCCCCGATTATGTTTGGCCTAAAGACCGATTAGAGGTGATGGAATGACCGCCTTTGACACCGCTTGGAATTTGACAAAGGATTTCTATTTTGATTCAAGAAATCAAATGACAGGAGGAAAATACACGCCTCCTTCAGCAACGGCAAATGTTACTGTTCCTGATTTTGTTAAAAGACCAACTGGGTTCTTTAGCCGTTTTACTGCTGGTAAGCGTGATTGGGATCCTTACTATGGTGCAGAACTTATTCAAGAGGATGGCAATCCTACAAGTGAGAATACTGTAATTACAGGAGATGCAGCACAAACCTTTGACCCATCTAAAAAAGTGCAAGGTGCAGGGGGAATATCATACAGAACTGATTTGAATCCTTATACTGAACAAGAACAAATTGACCGAGGTAGAGATGCAACTCCAGAAACTGCCGAGTTTAGAAGGGGCGGCTCTTTACCAAGAACAAAGACTATGCGAACTGATACTCCAAGAAAAACCATAATAGACTATAAAGATGCTAAAGGTCAAGATATTGAAGGTTATGACAAAAGCGGCAAAAGATACCTACAAAGTAACATAAATCAATTATATCAGTTTGAGGGGCAAGATAGGGATTATGCTACTCATACAGGAACTAATCTATCTACTTATGGTCCAGCAAATCGTTACCGTAATTTATTCTCATCTGCTGGTTTTGATGAAGATGAGGCTATTGATGATATAATCTCTACAATTGTTCATGAGTCCGGTCATGAGGCGATAGATGAAGAATTAGTGCAAGCGGTAAATCAAGGCATATTGCCTAATGAAAACTTTAATGCTGCACATGAAGTAGGGGCGCACACACTTCAGCATTTTGCAGATGAGGATAAAGTCAATGAAAGATTAGCAAGGCATACAAATACTGCCGCACATTCATACAAAGCACCTAAACAATTTCAAACTAGAGAGGGAGGGAAGCAAATAAGAATGCCTAAGCCAAGAGTCATAAAATCATTTGATGATGTTTGGGATTTGATGAAAGCACCGTTTCACGGGACTACAACTGGTGTTCTTGAGAGGATAAGAGAACAAGGACTCCAACCAAAAGCACCAGACGCTTTCACCAAACCTTCGGTGTTTTTCTCACAAAGTCCTGAACAGGCGATAGGTTTTGCCAATATCCGTTCCGACTTAACGAGAGGCAAGGATGGTGGCGATCCTGTTCTCCTTCATTTCCCTCTTGATGCCGTCAAAAATCCTAATCGAAGGTTATTTCCACCAGAAGGAGATAACCAATGGACTGAAAGCCCCATTCCTGCAAGTGCAATAACAGAATACTACGGACCACCAAAACCTCAAGATGAAGAAAAATGGGATGAATGGCAAGACGCTATCATTTCTTGGAGAAAAGAAATGATGGAACGGTATGAAAGGGGGGAGTTTGATGACTGAACCCTTTGAGCAAGCATGGGAATTGGCTAAGGCCGATTTTGCCTTAAGAGGTTCATTGAGTGGCGAAAGTTATGAAGATGAACAACCTGACGCTTATGGTTATCATTTTAGAAAACCCGTAGATTACATGTTCAAACCCTACGGCTCGGATGAAACCCAAACAATAACAGATAAAAATTTCACATTGTTAGGACCTATCAGCCAAATCGCAAAATTGAAGGCTTATAGAGCCGCAATGAATAGTTATGGTTTCACACGTGAGGAAAAGGCACGATTGTTACGAATGTTTAGAGGGAATGTGCCTTTTGATAATGATGAACCAATTGTTCAATATTATAATGAACTTGTAGAGCAGAATATTTATCAAGAAGTCATAGACACTACAACGCACGAATCGGGGCATGAAGCACATCAACTTGCAGACCCTGGTTATTCTAGTAGGGGTCATCAAAGGGAATTTTTGAGACAACAAGGTAGGAGAGCAGAAATAGAACGGATGATGTATGACCTTTTCGATTATTATGACCATATGAGCAATAGCCCTACTACTGAAGCAAGTTTGAAAGAATTTATTGCATACATGACTCAAAACCCATTTGATAGTAAAAAAGTAATAGATAATTTATTTTCTCATCCCGACGTAGGTAGAAGGTATGCAAAACGAGCCGAAAAAGCATCAACCTTTTCAAATGAAAGAAAGAAACGAAATTTAGAAAATGCAGTTTTGAGCATGGCATCTCAATATCTTAACAGAACAAATGTAGGCCCTGCTCAATTTGGCGGTCAAGGTTCGGGTGCTGCAAGAAAGAAAATAGCGAGTAGATATGAACCAGTAAAAGCCTTATTGCGACAAATTAGAGGACTTGATGAAAATGAAATAGGTTCTTTTGAAGATTTACCTAAAGAAATCCAAGAGGGCATTGGCAACATAGAACTAAGAAACAAACTTACAGACTTCTTTGAAGATAATTACAAAAACGCATTTCAATCTTATGGAACTCTTGATTTGTTTAGAGATGACCCTGAAAAATTCCTTGCCAATTATGAAATGATAGATCCTTCACAATACAAAGATGTAGATGATGGAGTTGGTGATGCTTATCTGTATCGGTGGAATGATTATGGGGATTTATCATTAAACCCCGATTTAGTGTCAATGTATCTTGGGTATTATGATAGTCAAGGAGATGGCGAATTTTTACCAAGTGATTATGAAGATTATCTACAAGATGGCGATTTATTCTTTAAACCAAAAACAAAATCACGCAGACTTGAAAGAATACCTGCACGATATAAAGAACCAAAATTTGGAAGTGATGCGGTATTGCGTGAAATAGAAGATGCTTATACGCTTGCGAATGCCCTTAGAAATCCTAATAGAGATGCAATGGATTCATCTATGGCTTTCACTGGTGGTAATTAGGTGGCAGACAAGCGTTAGGTGAAAAAAAAAGCCCAAAAGAAAACCTAACTAAACTCTATGTGTCGGAGAATAACGTTTAATGCAACCCTTGTCTGCCAGTAGCCGCTTTATAACTTACTTATTAAATCCTCTCCAACTACATGGATTGTAGGGGTATTTTTTTACACAAAGAGAGTATCGCCCATGTAATGACACCAGAGGCTTTATTTCAGGAAGCGTGGTCGTCAATGCTGATGAAGGCTAGTAATGTTGATAAAGACATACTAGAACAAATGAAACAAAATTATGATTTGAGATTTCCTCAAATGCCTATGCGTGATGACGCAGCAGCAGTCACTGAGTTTGCGGGAATGGGCGGTGCTGACTTAGGTTTTGAAAGTGCAGGTATTCCAGTTGTTGCATCTGTTGATGCTATGGATGCTGCTAACAGACTGCGTGAAGCCAACTTCGAGGGTGATGTGATTGAAGGGTATATTGGAACAGATCAAGGAATGTTACACCCTGACGACCTAGTAGAACGCTATGCTGATGCTGCTCAAGGTAGAAAACTGCATTATCACGCTTCCCCTCCATGTCAAGCCTTCAGTAACGCAATGCGTAGGTCTGGTCCTTCGGGTATGACCGAACAAGAGTTGCACGAAAATAGACTCAAAGCATGGCCGATGATAGGTAATGCTTTCTATACTGTCGAGCAATTAATGAAACACCCTGACGTAAATCTAAACTCTTGGTCTTTAGAAGAAGCACCAGGGGTTGTTGATTTTGTAAATGAACATCCCGAATTGTTAGAACCTTATGTATCACCAGAATTTAGAAAAGTAATCATGGGATTACTTCGAGACAAGCCAAATGCAAAGATGGATGCAGTTGATTATGGAGTGCCTACAACAAGAGGTAGAATGTTCATAGGCCAAGGTTGGGATAAAAATCCAACACATTACAAAGCAACTAGAAAACCACAGGCTGGCCGAGAAGCAAGCCCCTCTATCTTGGACTTTTTGCCACATCTTGAACAGGAAGAGAGGGATAATTTTGCCAACAAAAAAGCCATCATAGATGAGTTACAATCAAGAGGTCAATTAAATCAAGCGGCTGCGGAGAAACTTTTGAATCAAAGTTTCTTGACTCAAATGGGTAGCGCATTCCCTGGTCGTGGAACTAAAGGAGGAACACCTGCCGTATGGAATGATGAAAGAAAGTCTACTGCGTTTAAACACATGAAACCATTGACTGAAACTACTACTGGCATTACTCATAACTTACCTGCACTTCTTTACAACAGAATGCTTGAACCGGAAGAGGTAGCAATGTTACAAGGCATTGACCCTACATACGACTTTGAACCTGCAAGAAATATGTATTATCGATATATCACACCAAAGGGCAATAAAAAATCTATACCTGCTCTAAAACAAACCATCGGTAATGTAGTAGTTCCACCTGTAATGAGAGCAATTGCTCAAAGTGCTTTTGGCATGGGACCTAAACAAAAAACCCTTCAAGATTTCAACTGATTGAGATATAACTATATTTACCTATCCTATCGAAAGGCCATGAGCAGTTTTGAACAAGCGTGGCAATTGCTCAAAAAGTCTAATCCTCTTTTTCCCGAAAGAGATGACGAGATAGAAGAAGTTGTAGAGGCAAACATGGCTGAAAGCACGAAGGCAAAACGAAATTATCCGAAAACAAGGATAGATCCTGAAACTGGTGGACCAGAAAACGCTTCAATTAGGGCATTGTTAGATAGAGCAAGAGGTGTCCCTCGAAAACCTGCAACAAAGCCGAAAGAAACTAAACTTTCAACAGACACCTTGAACGCATTACATTCTAAGGTAAAAAAAAAAAGTGATGAACCCTTTGACACGGTTTGGTTGATAGTTAAGCAAGAATTTCTTGAAGATGAGCCGTATTCTCTTTATTCACTAATAAGCGATATTCCAAATAGAAAAAAAGACAGGTCTGTTTTCAATTTTTTAAACAACACTCCCGAAGGTCAAAAAATAGTGACCGATTTGATGGATATGCCTTTTGATTATCCATTAGAGGGTTATGGGCTAGACTTACCAAAATATGAATATGGCACATTCACAAAACCTCAAGAGGTTAAGCGTTTGATTGGCGGAGGCTTTTCAAAAACAACAAAGATGCCTGGTGGTAGTTTTTCAATGCCAACGCACATGTGCAGGGTAGGTGGAACATTGCGAGAAGTGCCTGGAACTGTTTGCCATAATTGTTATGTTCACGGTAGAGGTCAAGGTTATCCTATGAATGCTTCACAACGCCATTTATTGAGAAACTATGCTGCTATGAAAATGGGCGAGGACCCTGCTGCATGGGCATCTAACATTGCTCAAGAAATACCATACCAAACTAAGAATTTCCCATTAATGCGATTCTTCGATTCTGGAGATGTAGACTCACCAGAAATGATGAGTGCGCTTATGGATATAGCCTTACAGAATCCCGATATATTTCACTGGATTCCCACAAGAGAAAGAAGTTCAGTAGCACGTGCTATGAGTGCTAGAGATGAAGATACGATACCAAAGAATATGTCTGTAATGGTTTCTTTACCATTCATCAATCAAACATTAGACAATGATTTGAATGTAGAGCGTGGCGTTCCTAAGATTTCACAGAAGTTTATTGACTTGGTTGATAGATACCCTCAGTTACAATATTCTAATGTAATTGATAATAAGGAGTATATGTCGCCTCAAAGCACCTGTTTAGCATCTGTAAATCCTGGTAGCAGTTGTGTAGACCATCAATGTTCGGATTGTTTTGACCCCAATGTGGTAAGAAACGAGAACGGAGTTAAAGTTGGTTACTACAAGCATTAAGGAATGGGTTGTTCAAACATAGTCGGGTCTTTTTCAATATGTGATATTGAACCTGCTCTACTGTTTCCATGACAACTCCGTAGGTCATCAATAATCATGTTAATGTAATACTCAAATGGAACTTGAGATGGAACACCTTTGTATATCATATACTGGTGAATCCAGTTAATATCATCACCAAATAGTCTAGTAAAGGTAGTATCATTTGCTCTTATGCTCTCTTCATTTTCCCAAAACGCTTCTTCAGCAATCAATTGTTCTGCTTGATTATACAATCCAGACCACGATGCTTGCTCTATTGTCATGTTTGCTGAATAGATTGGATTATTCATATATCCCAATAACCCAATGGCGGCATCTTGACAAAAACTCTTAATCGTGCTATCTCTTTCAGCATGTCTAGCAATCCACGATTGAATACTATTTGGATCGTTTGTTTGGCCGCTTACTGCTCTATTGTATGAGCGTAAGGCTCTAACGGCTTCTATTATGTTCGGTTGGTTCATGTGCAGACCACTATGGTTGTCTTATTTTTAGTTGTTTATAGTGTTATAGTTCATATACTTGTTAGTCATGGCAGGGTTGATGGGCAAGCATGTTTCCGTTGTTATGAAGGACAGTTTATTTGCTAAAATGGAGAATGAAAGAGGGCGTGAGTCCAAATCTTCATTTGTGAATCATGCAGTAGCGTTCTATTTTAAGAACAAAGATAAGGTGAATAAAGATGAGTAAAGATGAACAACAAATTACGCAGAATGGATATTACCCCCCTCCGTATATTGCACATGATACAAATAGAATAGATATTAATTTGATAGCAATGTTGCTATGGCAAGCGTTACTTACTGGTGTTTCGGTAGCCGTTTCCCACATGGGATGGTATCTACCAGATGCCGGTGCTGCTGAGATGGGGCTACAATATGGCTTGATTACATTCGGATTCCTATGCACTTCTATGGTATTATTCCATGTTGGAGGGGTTAGAGATTCACTTGCTATGCGAGCAGAATTCGCAAAGGAAAATCAAATTGATAGATGGCATCGTTCTCAATCTCGTCTAGCACAAAGGAGAGCGAACAAGGCAAGATATTGGGAATCACAAAGTCAAAATCCATATCAGCCCACTAATCCAGGTAAGCAAACCTTTGGAATACCTAATGAAGAAGATAAGTCTTAGGTGATAATATGTGGCCTTTCACGACCCGCCAAGAGCGACAAACTGAAGCAATGTCGCAAATACTGGCAGAAAACTCTTATGAGAGAAAAATGGAACGGGTAGCGGGGTGGGTGAGAACATTTTTCGCCTTACTAGGAGGAATCTTTGCTACATTTGGAATATTGATTGGGTTGGAATTGTTAGGCTATCCTCCAAGTGATGTATGGGATTACATCAAAGGATTATTCGGTTAGGTGGGAGTTTGTGTCTGCGTTAATCGCCGGACACATGGTAATGGCATCTGCTTCAGCCATCTATGGTTTTTATAGGATTTTGAGGCCATTTAGAATAGGTATTTATGGCCCGTCTATGGTTGGTAAGACTACATTAGACCAGTATCTTACAGTTCCTGGGGATATAGACCCTATACCATTTAGCCTGAGAACTGCACATCCAAAGTCTAATACTGCAACGGGTTATCGTAAAGTCAAAGAAACTAGAAAACAAATTAGATTAATCAAAGTCAAAAAACCAGTTACAACCACAGACATAGGGGGTGATGCTATGTTCCGTAACCTTTGGGTTGATGATATGTTCTCAAGAAATGTAGAGTTAGTAATTTACATGATAGATCATAGAGCATTGACATCCCCTCAGTTTGTTAGTGATGCGGTAGCCGGTTTGACTTATCTAGTGGATAACATAGTGAAAAAAGATGTATCAAAGAATATATCTCGAAAAGCCAAGAAACGAGTAAAAAAGTATCGGCCTAAACTGTTTTGTCTAATGATAAATAAAATGGACTTATGGTGGGATGAAAGGGCGGCTTACCTATGGAAAATGGGAATACAAAAAGAGCATCCTATTGTTAGACCTTTTAGAGAATCTTTGAAACGGTTGAGAAAAGCAGGTTACAGGGCTGAAATCATGGCAATGTCATCTCAGCATGGAATTAACGTAGAAAAGGGATTGATTGAATTATTAGACTCACTTTAGTTAAAAAACCTTTATCATGTTGTCAGTCATGGCAGGGCTAATGGCGTATAATCTAGGCGGGTTCAACCCCCTTAATGTCTTTACAAATTCTGGAATTACACTACGAGGCTTGGATGATGAGCAATTGCGTCTTATGTCTGCACAAACTGGAATAGGTTATGAGTTATTGAAATCTCAACAAAGGGCTGAAATGGCAAGTGCTGGTTCGACAGGTGACATAGGTGAAGAACAGTTGATACCAACAGTAGAGGTTCAATTAAAATCAAATCCTAAAAATCCAAGAAAAGCAAGAAAAAAGAATATCAAAATGCTTAGAAAAGCACTAAGGCCACCTAATTATAATCTAGGTTTGTTCAAAGTTTATCGCTACAATGCCGCACATGAATGTGCATGTTGTGGTGTAGATGTAAGGAGATTTTTAGAAGGCGACAACGCTTATGCTCACATAGTAGATGAAAAAACAGGACTTTCATTGGCAGACCTTTATTGGTTTGATGAAGATACGGGGAATGCAAGAAAGCCGTTGGCTCGAACACATGGCGATCATGGAGATGAAATGAATAGCACATTATGTCCGGCTCATCTGCATATATATCATACATTGAAGTCACTGGTTCAAGAACATGAGATGGAAGAGGATGGTTTTAGAGCAACTTCAAAAGGCACTAAATTTACAAAAATACCTGGTGTAAAGACTCTTATGGGTGGTTCAAATAAAGTAAAGAATAGAAGCACACCAGAATCACTAATGAAATACGAGCAATTCTTTGGTATGATTCATCAAGACGCACAGTATAGCAAGGGTGTAACTTTGACCCAATTACCTAATCCGGTATCAGGAGTAGTGGATATTGTTCAAGTGACATTTGATTTGCGAGCAATTCAAGCAGAATCTTTGATGGCTCAAAGAAATGCAATGGGAACTGGTGCTAATATGCAAAGTGCCATGAATAATGCTATAACAAATACGGCGGTAGAACAACAAGTAACGGAGTGATATAATATGGGTTGGTTTAGTAAAAATGATACAACAACAAATACATTTGGTGCAGCAAATAATATGCAACAACAAAATATTGGAGGTATGCAAAATGCAGATATGTATGGCATGGCTGCACAAAATCCAATGATGCAACAGTTAGCAAACGACCCTGTTACTGCTACTGCGAGACTACTTGAATTAAATGACCCAGTATCTCAGTTTATAGTTGGTAACAATTTACCGTTGCTGATGGACTTGATTAGCGAAATAGTAAGGCTTTCTCTAAAAGATTTCTTTTCTAATGTCACCTTTGTTCAAGGAGATGATAATAAAATCACACTAGAAGCAGCCTCTTTACCCGCTTCAATGGCTACTCTTTCACCAGAAAACCTTAGTCTTACACTCACAAGACTTACTTCAGCAGCACAAAATCACTTAGCATCTAATCAACAACAAAGGCAAATGTTCCTTCAAGCGCACAAAATGGGTTATATGGCTAACCAAGAACCAAGTGGTTTCTTTGGAAATCTAGTTGGTGGTCTATTAGGCCAACAAGTGCAACAACAAGGCGGAATGGGAAATATGGCTAAAATGGGCGGGGCGGCATTACTATGACGAAAAAAGAGGAAAATTACCAACCAAATATCTATGATACCACTGTTCAATTTATGAGTCCTAACAAAATGTTAGTAGAAAGTGCAACAATGATATTCATCATATCATTCATGCTTGCTATGTTTGTAATGTTGATATGGAGAGGTTCATCCTTGAGTTCGACTCAAGTAATGTTTAGTGTGTTTGGACTATTCTTTACATTTGGAATAGCAGTAAGACAGTTTGCTTCCTTTCGGTAGTGCCTCTTGGGAAGGGAGGCGTTTTAACCCTATACCTTACAGTCCATTACTGACTAGGTTCGACCAAGACGGAGATGGAGATTTTGATTTTGAAGATGTCAAACTTTTAGTCAAAAAAAAATTAAAAAAGAATGAAGAATCCGATCTTTGTGGAGTCATAACAAAAAGTGGTAAGCCATGCGCTCGAAAAGGTAATCCAAATTACAATAACCGTTGTCATCACCACAAGTTAAGTGAAAAGACAAATTAAGGCAAAAGGCATGGGTCAATTTATGGCAGGTAGGCAAACCCGTAAAAATTGCCCGTTCTGCCAACATCCCGAAAGGGATATAATTGAACAAGAAATACTTACTGGGGTATTAGATGTTCAAGATTGCGATAAGCGTTATCAATGGCCGGAAGGAACATCTCATCGGCACATGAGGCGGCATTCCGGTGAATACTACAACAATAGTAACAGTCAATGTCCTATTTGCACAGATCCTAATCGTGCTGATATAGAAAAAGCCATACTAGAAGGTATGGCAAGTATAGACGACTTTGCGGTAGAACTAGGTATAGCAAGTAGTATGGTTTCTACGCACATGGAAAAACATACCAAACCAATCATACAACAACACGTCAGCATAGAAGTTTTACCAAATACTATGAAAACTGTAACGGAATCATTAGGTAGAGTCGAAAAAAACATGAATAGGTTGGATAAATTGTTGGGAAGAGTCCTAGACCATGTTGAGAATCAATTTGATGATGAAGATGAAATGGTAGAGATGCGTGATGTAGAGACTGCTTTGAAAGTTCATAGGGAAGTTAGAGATACATTAGTAGAATTAGCCAAATGGATGGAAAAGGCCGAAACAATAGAAGATAGGCAAAGTGTTTCTATCATGACTGTAATGCAACAGTATTTTGTAGAAAAGTCGCCTCAAGAGTGGGTAGAGTTGAAGAAAAGATTAGTAGCAGCAGGGGTGATGACTGAATGAAGAAAAATCATAAAACTGTTTATCATCTTATGTGTAGAGATGTAGAGGATTATACAAAAATTCTCACTAACGACTTAACACATAACCAATGGACTGTTGAAATGTTACTGAAATATACTAATGTAATCGATGTGGTTGTCGAAAGATGGGCTGATGCGATAAAAGAAAGTTTAGGCGAATATCCTGATGAAATAGTTGGAGACATATATGGGGCATTGATTGTGGTTAGATTGTTGATTGATGACTTAAAAGTGCTAAAACAAAACAAAGATGCCGAGTGTATTTCTTTGCTCGACGGAACGCAAATCATCACAAATCTCAAACAAAAGATGCTACCGATGGCAAAATCTTATGCTAGAGTTCCATCTCTAGCGCAATGGTATATGACCTTGCCGAACCAAGTGGATATAATGTATCGTGATATTAGAAGGAGGTTGAAAGATGGTAGTTAGTAACCCTAGAGATTCTTTGTTTTGGACTCCAAGAACTCAAGAGATGACTCATGGTTTTAATCCACGTGAAGTCTTAGACCACGACATTAACCCAAATGAAGATAGGGATGGGTTGTCACATCATGGTAGAGAAACAAATGAAGATGCACAAAGCAGGGATCAACAAGACCCACAAAAAAGGCGTGAGAGAGCGTTAGCAGAACTTCAAGCAAAAATACCGCATGTCAGCATAAGGCCGACAAAAATAGACGATGTTTTAGGGCGTTCTCCACAAATGGAACAAGAGCAATCAATGTTAGAATCTGGTGTAGGGTTGCAGTTGAACCGTAGAGGGGTTGGTTATTCTCAAGGCATGAATGCAGGTTCAGTAAGAAGCGAAGGCCCGAATGTCAAATATGGAATGAGTAACACATTAGTTCCGGCTATGCTTGGTAAAGCAGACATAGAAAAGGCTCGTAGAAAATACAAAGGCCGCAGATATAGTGAAGATGAAGAGGATGCTGAAGAAGAAAGAAAGGCCAAAGCAAAATCAAAGCGTAAAAAGAAGCGTAGTAAGAAAAAGAGCAAAACCGCAGTAGGTGGCCGTGACATTAAATCGAGGACTAAAAGAAAGTCTGCAAGCGACCAAATTCAATTAGATAGAGGGGCTAAAGTTCAAGCGTTTCATCCTAACAAATATAGTGATGCGATTAGAAGGGTTGGTTCTGCAAGAAGCGAGCAAATACCTCTACGATTGCGTGACCCGATAGCATGGGAGAGGAAAAAGGCGTATGAGCGAATGCGTAGAGCCGCAGGACCTTTGCCGAGAGGATTAACTCATCACGCAGATACAAGAGGCGTTGGTAAATTAGGTGGCACGATTGGCGGAACAAAAGGGACTAGCACTAAGATGCCTAGAATACCTATGGTTGCACGTGGCACATCTACTTCTGCATTCAAACCAACTGGTAGGGGTATTGACCCATTAGGCATTCACGACCCGTTGATAGCCAAAGCGAAGCCTAACATCACTAGAAGCGAATTAATGAACATGAAGCGTAAGATTGAATCTTTGCTTGCTAAATTAAACAAACTCACAAAATCCAATCCAGATTTGGGGATAGAAGGCAAAGTTGGTTCTGCTGTAAGCGGTCATGAATCTTCAGCCCCTACTGGGCCAACAAAGACAAACGAGGAAGAAAAAGCATATCGTTTTGTAGATATGGCTTTGGCAAATGAAATGGGGCTAGTAGGCAAAAAGTGATTGAAATGCCTCTTATATTGCTTGATGATTATCTTATTCGCAAAGGTTACGGAATCTTTAACATATTTGATTTCATCAACGCCATGTTAGGTGCAAACAGTGTTGAAGAAGGAATGGCAGCCTTACAGGATAACCATCACGATTTGAACGCTAATGAGTTTTCAGGCGTTGAAGCCGATGCAATAAAGATGGCTATACAGGCTCATGATGGAACATTAACTGATGAAGAGATTGCATTGTTACAAATGGGTTTTGGATCTGCTAGTAGAAGTGGTGCAGAACAAAATTTTCGACAAGCGTTTCTAAAAGCCATAAATTCTCAAGCACCAATCATAAATGAGGCAATCAATAGAACCAATCAATTGACTGGTGATACTTTACCTCCGGCATTTCAATTAGATTTAGGAAATTATGTTGCTACTCAAGCGTGGAGAACTCCGGTTTTGGGGTATAAACAAAAAGGGAATACACCTACAAAAAACGCACAAGGGGCAGTCATCACTCAATATGTAAGCAAATTAACAGGCAAACCGGAATCTTATGCTAGACCATATCATGTAGGTCTAACTGCCATGCGTAAAGAAACAAATCCATATTCTAAAAGGGTAGCAAGAGATACCATATCTCCACGTATATTACATGCTGACACAATAAATCTCAAAGATGACAAACTAAAAAGTAAGTTTGGATTAGCGGTTCAATCTGTAAAACTTGAGAATCCTGGTGTGCCTCCCGAACAGTTGGTTGAAATCGCCATGCAACGGCTTAAGTCTTTGCCGGAATTTGAAATGTTTGGAGGTTTAGCACACGCCCCATTAGAAGCAGGTAAGTTTTCACCACAAAACATTCAACAAAATAGAGTTATGATGGAAACTGAAGAGAATAATAGAAGTGCTTTGAGTAATGAAAACTTGCTTAATCTAATCCACCCTGAGTTAAGAGAACATGCCACATTTAGAACCCAAGGTAACAAAGCATATCATTCACCAGAACCTAGTAATAAAATGATAAATCTATGGCAACAACATCATGGTTGGGATGAGGAAACAACTAGAAAGGTATATGCTGATGCTTATTCCGGTAAATATCAAGGAACGGCCAAAAATAAATTATTACAAGCAGTTCAAACTCAAGAAATGTTAGATGGTAAGCCTCCCGAATGGGCTGGTGAAGCATATAGACTGCCAAGTGGCGAGGGCTATGATTATGGAGTTCGAGGGCCTGAAACCCCCCCACAACCAGATTTGCCGACTGGTGCTGAACCACCACAACAACCTCCGGTTGAACCAATAAATACAGAACAACCTCCAGTAGATATGCCTCCCCCCGCTTCGCCTCCACCACAAAACATACCTCCTGTAATGGATAGACAACTACCTGCTTTAATTAGACCAGACCCTGAACCGCCAAGACAAAATGCTGCAATTGTGGGTGCAAACCCAACACCACAAAAACCCCCTGCAACCCCCCCTCCGATGCTAAACACTTATGCCGGTCAGCCAACTCCGTCTGCAACTAAGGAGAGAGGATTCTTGGATAATTTGTTGTATAATCTTGGTTACGGGTATGCACAATTATTCCCATCATTCCGTAAATCCGAAGATATGAACAACGTTGAAATGATTCAAAATATGTTAGAAAATGTTCAACTTGAAATAGCCAAGCAAGAAATAACTTACTTCAAAAAATCAAACTATTCTATCAACTCAATTAATGATGTTAATGAAATTGGTAAAACTCTCAAAAGACCCAGTTCCGATATAGTGAGTATATATCACACTAGAGGCGATTGGGACAACATAGCAAAGACACATGGCTTGACAAAGAAAGAAGTGCAATTAGTGAAGGTGGCGTTTAATGAATGATGATTTAGTTTTAAGAGCAAGATTGGTTGAACTGGGACATGAAGATGCAGATTTCTTAGAAAAAAGAGTTCTGCCAAGATTAGGAGGGAGGCCAAAATCGGAAGGTGGCAAAGGTGCTGCTAGGCTTCCTTTTATTGGGCAAGCCATAGATAGAGCAAGAACTGGAACTCCAAAAAAATATCAAAAACAAGAAATGGATGCTGCAAAAATAAAAAATCAAGAGGCTGCAAGGACAGACCAAAGAATGAATATGGCTGCAAGGGGCATACCTACTCAGGCTCTTGGTCCAGACAAAAGTGGTTTAGATAAAGAAAATGAGAAATCTGCCGTAAGAGATACGGAGAAACTTATGGATTCTCAAGGCTTAAATCAACAACAACAACAACCGTTGATGGATAATTTAGAACAAGTTCCACCTGCACCGGATTTGAATGCTATGGGGGGGCAAGGACAAGAAAACCAACCACAACAAAACCAACCACAACAACCACAACAAAACCAACCACAACCACAACCACAACCACAACCACAACAGCCACAAGGAGGCAACATGGCCGTAGACCCATCAGTGCAAACTATGGCACAACAGTATGGGGCTGCTCAAGATATGCAAACATTAGACCGAGGCAAAGGAGGCCCTAAACAATCATACTTTGGCAATCGTAGTGGCTTAGGAATGGCCGCAGATTTTCTAACTGGTGGTTTAACTTCACAGTTTGGTAGCACAGGTGGCATAGCAAGGCGCAGGGCAAATAAAAAATCTGAGCAACAAACTCAAGATTATCAAGCGGCGCAATCTCGTATGAATCAAAGAGCAATGGGAATGTCGCCTGTTATGACTTCATTTGATAATCAACTATCTGCTTATGATGATATAATCTCTTTACGAAAAGGCGTTCAAGAAAGGAATACAACTAGAAACCTAAGAAGGTGATAAGATGAGTCGGGAAGAGGCATTGGATATAATCTACAAAGGTATCTTTGATACAATATCAGCAGGTTATAATGCCGCAATGGATCGTAAGAGGCAAAAGGCATTGCAGGGCTTTGATGCAGCAAAAAGAAACATGAAACTCTATACAGGTTATGGTGATGATGAGTCTACACCTGAACCGGCTACTCAAGAAGTAGTATCTGCCCCAAGAGTGGCTACTCCTACTATGCCTTCATTACCGCCTCCCCCGCCTGAAGATGCAGAATTTGAAGAAGTTAGTTCTCAATCCTCTCCAATAACCGACGAGAACCGAATGTTGCCTTATAAGGTTCGCGATCCATTCAAAGAAAACACTTCGCCTTCCCTTACTTCATCTAAGCCTAAGCAATTGCCACCGCCTAAAGATATGTATGAAGATACCACAGGCGGACCTATTGAAGCAGATGAAATGAAAGAGATGGCTAAACCAAAAGACCCTGCACACGATAAAGCGTTTGATGACAGTTACAGTGCTATGATGGAAGCAATTAATAGGGCCATAAACCAATCATATACCAAATTTAATCAAGAGGGTAGAAAGGCAGGTAAAGAAGCGAGGTTACAACAGTCGAAAGACATGAAAGATGCAGTAGAATATTTTGATAAAGAGAAAAAGAAAACACAACCCAAGATAAAACCTGCTATTGACCCCAAAACTGCTAAAAAGGGTGCAAACAAGACTAAACCCGCACCAATTGAAAAACCAAAAGCAGCATCGGAAGAAGGTAAAAAAGCACTAAAAACTAGGTCGGTTGAATTGACAAAGCCAAAAGCCGACGATGCTAAAATGAAATATGCCGAATATACAAAGAATATTCAAAACAAAAATACACGTGATGAATGGGTAAAAGAAAACATGGATAGAATCAAAGATGCTGGCTTCTACGATGTTTTACCAGATAAATACAAAACAGGTAATGAAGAACCTAAAAAGGCCACTGAGAAAAAGAAAACAAAAAGAAATTCCGATGATGAAGCAAAAAGAGCAATGGGATTATAATTTGAGTGATATATATGTCTAGTGGCTTAAATGAATTAACGGCATCTGTTGATTTTGAAATGGGTCGTAGAGATTTCAAGTTTTTTTTTGAAGAGATATGTGGTAAGATAGACCAAAAACATCCTTGGATATTGACCGACTTTCACAAAGAATGGTTTGATATGTCCGAGAACAATAACAAAACTTGCATAATAGCCAGTCGCGATCATGGTAAGTCTGTATTTTACCGAGTATATTTGTTGTGGAAAATGGCATACAACCCTGGAACTGAAGTGTTATTCTTTTCACATAGCCAACATCAGTCAATAGACCACATGGCAAAAATGAATGAATTGATTGAAACAATACCTGCACTACAACATTTGAAACCAAAAAGAGGATGGGCAAAGCAGAAGTTCAAGTTCACAAACAAATCATCCATAACTGCTATGTCTGTTGGTAAAGCGGTGCGTGGGGCGCACCCTCAAATTGTAGTTTTAGACGATATATTGTCGAGTGAAGCACAGACTCAGTTGAAGCATGTCTCTCAATGGTTCTATACTGCATTGTTACCAGTGTTACACCATACTGCACAATTATGTATTGTTGGCACTCCTTTTTCATATACTGATTTGTATTCGGAATTGAAGAAATTAGAATCATACAAAGTAGGTGAATATCCGGCCATAAATGAACAAACAGGCGAGCCGTTGTTCCCTGAGCGTTGGTCTTTAGAGGCTTTGAATGCAAGAAGGAATGACATGACATCAATAGCATTTACTAGAGAGTATTTGTGTAAGCCGATAGCGAGTGAAGCAAGTTTATTCCCTGAAGAAGTTCTAAACAAAGTGAAGGATGAGGAATTATCGCTTTCATATTATCCTCACGATGGAGAGTCATACAATTATTACATTGGTTGGGATCCTGCAATATCCGCAGATAGGAGAGCAGACTATACTTGTATGATGGTAATAGCAGTTGATGAAAATAAAAACAAACACATCATACACACTCACCATGAGAAAGGTATGGATTTCTCTTCTCAAATTGATAAGATAATAGAATTGAATGCAAGGTTCAATCCTGTTATCATAGAATTAGAAACGAACAATTTTGCTATGGCGTTTAACCAAGTGTTGAATGAGATAAGTGATTTACCAATCAAACCATTCAATATGAGCAGAATGAAAAAGGAGGCTTTGATTCACACTCTTCAGTTACAGTTTGAGCAGGGTAAGTTATCACTCCCTTACAAAGATGAGGGAGGCACTAAAAGATTAATGAATAATTTATTAACTGAATTATCCACCTTTACTATGCTAGATAATGGGCGTATGGAGAGTTTAGGCGGTCACGATGACATGGTTATGGCTCTTGCATTAGCAGTTCAAGCAACAAAAGAATATAGGGATAATATTGTTATTTTAGATGCTAATGTATGGCAAAGTAGGTTAGGGTGGGCGAATGTTTGATAATCTAAACATAACAATTAGTGCTACAACTGGTGTCGAATCCGTAGACGATGTGTTAAAAAAATTGCTTGATGAAAAGGTCATTCAAGCCGAAATTAAACAAAATCAAGCCGAACAAAAGAATCTTGTTCAAGAAAGAAAACTTCTTGCCGACAAACAAAAAGCAGCCAATGATTCTAAAAAAGAAAAAGATACAACTGGTAGTCCTAGAGATGATGCGGGATTAGAGGGCATGGACTCTCCCGAAAGTTCTACCGTAGAGAACCAACCAGGAACAAAAGTAGATACCGGAACATCACCAGTCCCAATATCAAAAAACTGGTTTATAGATAATTTTGGTATGTCTAGTCAAGACATTTCTAACTTATTAATCAAAGCAGATAAAATAGAAATGCTTGACCTAATAGAACCTCTAATACAGGCTGAAAGATTGGCTTTAGTAAAGTCATTTCCCAGTGTTCCAGAAAGTGTATTAGACATCATACCCTTTACTGACTTTGATTGGAACATGCTTCAAAAGAATGTTAGCACATTAGAAATACCGTTTAGACGATTTGTTAAACATTGGCTAGATTCTAATGACGATGAACAAAAAGAAATCGCTTACTCTAATTGGTCTAGTCGCATAAACAAAGGTGAACGGTTAAGCGCACCCGAAATGCGTATATTAGAAAAAACCCATGAGGTCTTAGAGAATTATGGAATTATGAATTCTCAATCATTACAAAGTCATGGAGTAAAGGGTAGCACCGCTAGAATATCAAAACTAATCAAATCACACGGATTTCTTTACGATATTATTTCTACTGGTAGTGGTTCAAAGCACGACCAAAAATCACTGTTTTATGGATTAGATACGGCAAATATTTTCATCAAAGACGCAGGTGCTTTAATTAACAATCTGTATGAAATGGGCGGTAATATAGAAATAAGTCCACGTGGAATTCCTAGATTAATATTGCCGTTTGAGTCAAATGTCAAGAAAGAATATGCGAGAGCCTTGAATAATGAATTAGGCATCACAGGTGTTATAGCGGAGGGTAAAGGTTTGGTCATTGAAGGTGAAATATCAGTGTCAAAAGCGATAGAAAACGCATTACCTCATGGCAACATAGGAGATTTAAAGATATTAAAATTGGCTATGTTAGATGATGATGACGCATTAAAATGTCTAACTTACGATTTGGCAAAAGGAACAAAGCAAGTCCAACTGTTAAAATCATGGAATATGTCGGATAAAGACATAGTTGATTTGAAGGAGGATATTGTAAATGGCTGATAAAGAAAGAATGGAACGTTTGTTTTCAGCCATTGGTATAGACCTAGAAAGGCATACTACTCCAATGCCAACTATGCCATTGTTTCAATCTGGTATTCAAGAGCCACCTTTACTTCAAGGAATAACCATACCCGCTTTGTATGCAGCAACCTTTGAGTGTTTGGTCTTGAGATCCATTCTAAACCACTTGTCTGTTGAAACCTTTAGAAAAGGATATGGTTGGAAACCAAAGTTTGTTGTAAAGTGTGTTGATTGTGATGAAGTATATCATCAAGAAGTCGAAACCTGTAAGAAATGTGGCGGTGAAGTCCGAAAAGCAGACAAAAGCCAACTAGAATATGCCGAAATGTTGCTAAACGAAAAGAACGGTATGCTTCAGTCTTTTGTTGAAGTAATGAGAGAAATAGAGATGGATTTGAACATTGTTGATGACGCATATTTAATCCTCACAAAAGAATACTTTGTAGACCCTGATACCAAACAGATTATGTTTTATCGTGTAAAAGAAATCACAAGAGCCGACCCAATTTTTATGAGAATACTCGCTGATAAGAGAGGGGTGCGTGGAGGTAGTCAATATACGAGTTTAGTTGATAGAACCTTTAGAACCAGTGACCCAAAAGATAAATGCCCTGTAACTGGAATGCCGGTAGTTCCTATTCATTACATGAATTTGGCAGGTGTTGGCAAAGGCCAAGTATATACTGAGGGTGAAGTCTTACACATTAGCAAGTGGTCGCCGTCGAAACTGTATGGTCGCTCACCAGTTGCTACAATGTGGAGGCAAGTCAATACTCTTATTGCTATGGATAATTATGTTTATTCTGCCTATCAAAAGAAGCGTATGCCAAGAGGGGTCATGGTAATCAAGTCATCCAATATGGAGACAGTAGAGCGAACTGCAAGAAATATACAAGAGCATCTTGAGCGTGACCCATCATACATACCGACTATCGGTGTAGAAACAGAATCAGGTAGAGGCGGTCTTGAATATGTGCGTATGATGGACACATTAGAAGAGTTGCAGTATATCCCAATAAAAGATGATATTAGACAACGCATAGCAGCGTTCTTTGGCGTATCAAATGTATTCATGAATGACGTTTCGGGTGGAGGTCTAAACAATGAGGGTATGCAAATAGTTGTTAGTAACAGGGCAGTAGCCTATGCACAGTCAATTTACAATCGTATTTTATTCCCTCAAATTGTTTCAGCCTTTGAGATTACTGAATGGGATTTAGTTCTCAACCCGCATGAAGAGGAAGATGAAATCATGCACTTGCGAAGAGATGAAATGGCTATTAGAAATATGATGCAAATGAAGCAAGCAGGTTATGAAGCAACCCTAAGAGATGGTATTGATGACAAGATATTGCACTTTGATTTCAAACAACCTAGTCAAGAGGAAATAGCCCAAGCACAACAACAAGCGGCTATGGCTCAACAAGGAGGACAGCAGGTTCAAAAAGGAGATGAGGACATATTTAATGACCCTAACATGATGTTCAAGAGGACAAAGTTTGATTCAAGTAGAGGGTCTACTCCACTTGATGATGCAGTAGCCACTACATCTGGAACAGACTTGCCTCCATTGAGGACTCAAAGTAAGAATACTAGAACTAGCGGCGGCAAAAGTCCTACGATGATTGATAGAGTCGAAGGAACTCCTACTGGTGCATCTTCTAAAACAGATAAAAGAAGTTTGAAATCTCCAACTGAAAAAATCATTGATAGTAAAATCAAAGAACAGGAAAAACGCAAAGGATTAGACCAATAATGGCGGTATAGTAATAATAGAGAAAGTTATGCGAAGGGTGAGCGAAGATGTTTGATATTATCGAAAAGATGGATCCAATGGCTAGAAAAGCACTAGCCGCAATAGAAGCAATTCAAAAAGCAATCAAAGAAAATGATACCGAAAGTATAGCACATCAAATATTGAATGCTGAAAATGCTTTGAGTATGTTAAAATCCGATTTACATTTACACGACCAACTTCAAAAATCAATGAATAGAAGCCCAGTAGCAGACCGATTTGCAGGTGTAATACCACAATATGATAACACCGCTTCGGATTACAACGGAACTGAAAATGCAGTTGCTTTAGGTGTTAGTCGTCACGGTAGAAGCACTAACTTCTACACCCCTCATAGGGTGGTGTGAAGATGTGGCAAAATGGATATACAAAAAACATTCAAAGCGGGTGGCATATCCATGATATATTTACAAAACAAAATCCAGTAACATCCGTATCTACTGCACCAGCAGCACAATTGATTAACGATATTGATACAGGAATACAGCAATTAGCGGCTCAATGCGGAGAAATGAATCAAATTATGTCACAAGCAAGAAGCACTAATGTTGAATCCCAGGCTACAATAGCACTACAAAAAAATGTAGAAGCCTTGAGGCAAAAGTTGTTATCTCTAACTGAGGATATTTCAATGATTAGAGAGGCACATGCTTCAGTTGCACAAATGCAACCGTTAGCACCAGTTCAACCCAATGACCCTATGGCGGCTTCAATGGAACAACAACCTCCAATGAACCCTATGGGCGGGGGAATGCAAGGAGGAATGTGAAATGTCCGATGAAGAAAATACTCAAACTCAAATTGATATACTCAAAGAATTGATTGGTGAAGTTCGCCAATTAAATGAGAGAATGCAAGCACTAGAGAGTGAAAATCATTCTTTGAAGAAAGCAATGACAGATCCTGAACTTCTTATGAAAAAGAATGGATGGCATAAATTCACAACCCCTCATGCAGATGAAACATTCGACCCTCTACAAAGAGAAACCCCCTCTAATGTAATGTCCGGACCATTTACAGGTAGCGGAGATTTATTTCTAAAATCAAGGGATGAAGTATTAGAAGAGTGGAAGGAAGCAGAACGGCAGGTGAAGGCATAATGGCACAATGGTTTAATCCAAGAGAACAGACCCAAGAGGGATTACTATTACAAGAAGTTGAGGCTTTATTGAAAGAAGTCAAAAACAAGAAAAAGGCAGACCTTAACAAAGATGGTAAATTATCGCCCTATGAAAAGAAACGTGGAAAAGCAATCGAAGCATCTATGGCAAAGCGAGGTTACAAATCCGATAGAGGAAATAGACCTGCACCCGAATTGCCAACTCCAAAGGGTGATAAGAATAAAATCGGTAAAGCGGATATGAGTGAAAAGAATGAGTATTGTCAAAAGCACTTTGGCCGTAATTATTCCGAATGCACTCCCAAACAAAAGGAACAGTGCGATAGAGAATGTGGTAAAGTCTCTAAAAAAATAGACAAGACTACTGAAATTCTTATAGAGATGGGAATTATCAAGGCTCAACAAGAACCTAGTGTCACTGACTCTTATCCTGAGTTTTACAATGTAGATGGTGGAGAAAAGGTAAGAGCAAGAGGATTCACCACTCAAGGTATGTTTCCTGATATGAATGATGGACCAAAAAAATCAATCATAAGTGAAAATGCAGATATGTTTGCTTTTGCTAAAACAGGTTATGGCCCTGATGGAACAGGTCTGCACATGCACTACAATGACAAAGGCGGCACTAGAGCAACACCAAATGTAGATTCGGTAGAACAAAAACTAAACCAACTAACAAAACAATTCGGAGGCAATAATCAAGGTATAATTGGTGAAATTGAAAGCCTCTTGAAACAAGTTAGAAAAAAATTGGATAAGAATACCGAATGTCATGAGTGTGTTGGGACTGGTGGTGGAGGAAATAAAAGTCAAGATGGATGCCCCGCCTGTAATTAAGGGGTGAATAAATGACTACGGATTTAGACCGTTTGAGAACTGATGCAATAATAGCAATCCATAAAGCATCGGATTACGACTACTCTAAGTTTGTAGAAGCAGTAGATAAAGAAAACATCAGTAAAGAGGACATGGCTACAATGATGGGCATGGCCCCTCAAATGCCAGAATATAGAATGACAGATTTATCTGCACCCATGTCTGTTGCATCTATGCAGATTCCCGATTACAAAGATTTCATGGCAGGGCATACAAAAATTTCAAACAGTCCTTTGAACGATTGGATGGTTACTAGCCCCGATAATCAATTTGGCAATCATCATCCTTTTGGCTTTGATAGTAATAGTTGCCCTCTTTTACATGGTGCTTCATGGGGCGATCCTGCTTATGCGAGTCATTTAGAGCAGGTAATGGACTTATTGAAAGAAATGTCCGAGCGTGAAAGAACTATCAATTATGATAGAGATGTATATGGCGACCCAAAAGAATCAATGTTTGATTTGATGACTAGAGATAGGAATCGATATAGAATGAAAACAGATGAGGAATATAGGGCGGGTAAAAAACAAGAGTGGAGTAAATCACTTGGACTTTTACCGTATCTTTTTGGTTTAGAATATCAAACACCAGACCAAAGGCAGCATTTCTTAGATATACTAAGGGATATGGCTCAAACTGATGGAGTTCTTTCTCCTGATGCTAAAGTTCTGCAAAACAAAATGCAAGAAAAAGCAGGGTTATCTTTTGGTAGAGCAATGCGTTCATTTCGAGGTAGAATGATACCAATTTTACAATGGTGGCAAAGAGCGAGTGATAGGCATGGACCAGTTGTCCCTCCTATGCCAATGTCGGATTTTGTGAAAAGTGAAAGTGTAAGTGCAGACTTACATTATGTAAGCCCCTACATCAATGATACATCTGGTATAGTTCCAAGTCACACCTATCAGTGGTGGGATTTGTTTCAGCCTTGGGGGGGAGTAGGTAGAGATTCAAAATCACTACATGATATGTTGAAACAAAGTTATCCGAAAATATTTGACGGAGGATGGTTAGATGACACTTTGTTCAATCAATCTAACTCTTTACTGATGCAATATTCAACCGATGGGGGGAGTCATTTTCCTTCATTTATCAATGCAAATCGTGGTCATCCATTAAGTGAAACATTATCATCATCCTTCAATGATGCTGACTTCTTTGAAAGACGTAGAGCAAATTGGAGTCATTCATCAAATCTACACTTTTTACATCCGAGTGAAGTAAAGGGTGCTGGAGGTAGAATGATTGTTCCTTCCGACCAAATGATGCTTAGTAGTCTAGGCAGATCGTTAGCAGGTCAAGCAGATTTGGGTTCACCACGAATAGGAATGTTTAGAGAGAATCATCCTTCATCTACTCAGCCATATTGGAATTCACATAACGCTTTATTCGCTGCAAATGAT